TCACTTTTCCAGTTAGATTAACTATGTAGTTCTTCGGAGGTTGACGCTTTGTTCGTTGACAATGATTTTCCGAAGCTGCTCGGTGCAGAACTCTACCGTCCGCATCAATAGGTGCCTAAGTGGTGAGAGCCACTTAGCAAATCCCGTGAATTGCTGGAATCCTTCTTCCAGTGCTTAACAACCCTTCGGGGGAACCTTGACAATCAGACCCGGCCACACCGGGCGCAAAATATTTAAAGACTTCTCTTTAAGCACGGAGGAGTCGAGGAAATCAGCAGCGAAGCCGCGTGGGAACATGCGGAACGTTCAGAGACTAGATGAAGTAGTCCAGACCGGATGAACCATCCACGAGCGCGGGACACCCCAACAGGTAAAGCTGAGGGTGATGATATAGTCCGAGCTTACACGATAGCAAAGTGTAAGAACTAGAAGATAAAGAGCTTCTAGGATAACAATCTGCCTGCGTACGTTGTAGAGATGGCTGCGGAGCCTGTTGTAGTCCATGACTTCAGCAAGCAACCAGGCCAGACCGTACAGCTTGATCGTTATCGCTTCTGGGGTAATCCTGGTAGCAAGGAATCCCGCGAGCGCACTGCAGAACAAACCATTGGCACTGCGAATAGCAGAAACATTGTCAAGGACAAGGTTCTGGTTACGCTGCGTGAGTACACTGGTCCTGCGGATCCTAGTGATCCTACACAGCCCAGTACTTTCAAGATTGCTAAATCCTTGGCCCTCGTGTGAGAAATCACACGATGCGTACTCCGTGAATTGCTGGAATCCCGCCAAACATTCTAATATGTCCGGGAAATCAGCAGCCGAGCTTGATGAGTAATCATCTTGAAGGTTCAACGACTAGGGTTAACTGTACGCTTGACTCTCTCCCTTCAACAGATAAAGCTTTTTTAAAAGCTTGTTTGTTTGGAGATGGTTGGTTAGGTCTTCAACGCAACAAGTATGTACACCTTCGTATTGGGCATTCTGCTAAACAATACGATTGGTTAAAATACAAAGCTGAGAAGATAAACCAAATTTTAGGTAAGGATAGGAAAATTTTAGGACCTTACTACCAAACTGACGGAAAACAAAAAGATAAGAAACATGAGTCTTATCTTTTTTGCGTCGATGATCACTCCCTATTTTCACCGTGGTTTGATCGGTGGTACGAAGTTCCTAAAACCGGACGTGTAATTAAACACGTTACTCCTGACTTTCTCTGTGACTTATCTCTTCCAGAGTTAGCTGTTCTTTGGTGTGATGATGGTTCTGTAAGCTCAAGCAACAGAATCAAAAAACACAAGTTAAAAGACGGTTCTTTTGCAGAGTATCCTTACGTAGAAGCAGCGGGTCAACTTGCTCTTTGCTCTTTTTCTTTAGAAGAGCACAGACTTATACAAGACTGGCTTTATTCCATAACTGGGATAAAGTGGCGTCTCTCTACTCGATCTAAAAAGAGGAGAGCTACGCTATCTATAGGCAAACAGAGTTTAAGGGAGTTTCTTCCGCTCATAAAGCCTTATGTCCCAGATTGTATGGCGTACAAAGTTGACTTCTCCCACTGCCGAATTCGGTAAAGGAGAAGGCCCCACGAGCGCGGAGCGCCCTAACAGGTAATGCTGAGGGTGATGATATAGTCTGACCTTACGGGATGGTAAACCGTAAGAACTAGAGGATAAAGAGCCTCTAGGGTAACAACTTGAGGGAAACCTTAATTACCGCCCAGCGTCTACTCTTAGACACTGGTAATCTTACAGCCTTCCATCAATCTATTGGTTCTCTGACTCTGTTAGACGACTATAGAAGATGGCGTGACCGGGTGTTCATTAACGAACTCCTGAAAGCTGTTTCTAAGGGTCAGTCTTCGGACTCCCAAGGTGGTTATTACTACCCTGGCGATCTTGCCGTTGGCGCACTGACCTACACTAACGCCGAGCAAGCTAAGTTCGACGTTAAGGACGATCTTCTCCGCGTGGTTAAGTCCATGCGCAAGAGAAACGTCCCGACCTATCAGGATGGTTTCTATCGCTGTGTGTGCGATCCTACCTTCCTGATGCACCTGCGTCAGAACAGCGACTTCCGTGAAGTTGCTCGCTATCCTGGCAACGGTCAGATCAACCCTCTCATGTCTTCGATGCAGCCCAACGCTGCTATCTACATGGGTCAGGGCTTCGGTCAAGCCACCTTCGTGGCTGGTGAGCCGATTATGCCCACGGGCTTTGTCTTCGAGGGTGTGCGGTTCTTCGAGAGCACCAACATGCCCTCGCAGAATCAGACTGCTACGATCGCTTCTACTAGCGCTTCGTACGAGACTGCCATCGGTATGTTCTTCGGTCCCCAGAGTGTTGGCGTCGGTATCGGCGGTAACAACGCTCAGGTGCTCCTGAACAACAATGACGATTTCTCGCGTTTCATCATGATGATTTGGAGCCTGTACGCAGGTTTCGAACTCCTGAACGCCGATTTCGCCACCATCGCATACTCCTTTAACGCTTGATAGGAGGTATTAACGATGGCAATCAACGCTAACCAGATCGCAGTTACCAAGATCTATCCTGGTAACTACACCAACGTGCTGAAGTACTGGCACGAAACCAAGTCGGTTGATTTCAACAACGAGAACGGCTACGCCGAAACTCTGACGAATCAGCCCATCGGCGGCCCTGTCGGCGTGGTCTTCCGCCCCGGTTGGATCGCTCAGCAAGCTGTTGGCTACGTGGACCTGTCTTATCAGGCCCTCGGTTCGGTCAACCAGCTGGAGTATTACACGACTCCGTACGCTTCCGGCGGTGCTTCTAACAAGGCATTCACCAACGGCACTGTGATCATTCCGTCCCCGGATTATCACAAGGACGTTCGCGCCGACATTACCACTGGTATCAAAGTGCCTTCTGGCGCTTATGTGTACCGTGTGGGTCTGCGTGTCGATGGCGGCGACGTGGTGAGCAGCGGTGTTGCCGGTGGCAGCGCTACTCCTCAACTCGGCCTCGGCCCTGGCCTGGGCGTTGGTCTCAGCACCACCCCCAGCGCTAGCGGTTTCTACGCCACCGTCGTTGGTTCGAACAGCCGCATCGAAAACGGCTCGTTCAATTCCAGCAACGCCTGGAACGGCGCCAACATGCACCGTGTTACTGCGGAAACAGAGTACGCTCTGGCCACCGTGGGCAACCTGGGCGGCGCCGCCGCTTCTGGCCTCGGCCAAGCTTCGGGTATCTACGATCCCCGCGCTGGCGTTGGCAAGCTGAGCGGTAAGGACAAAGCCCTCGCCCTTTGCGAAGTGTGCTGGCTTGTTCCCGATCAGCCGCCCAAGCGCAGCGATATCGTGCTGCAGCCTGCCGGCATCGTGGAATCCAGCGTGTACACATCCACCTCTCCTTCCTGATCTAATTCAGAAGGTTAGTTTCAGACCCCCTCACTTCGAGGGGGTTTTTTTGTGCCTGGGGCTATACTGTTGTCAGTCAATGTTTTCATAATGACAGTCGCCGCCAGTCAGGAGTATACCTACACGCCTAATGGCGTTAAAGTCTCTGTGATCAGTACTCACGATGACGGTGAGTATTTTATGGTGAAATCCCTTACTACTGGGAAGGTGTTCTTTGCACATAAGAACCAGATTGCTCAAAAAGATATCGAGGAGAATTCTGGCGAAAAACAAGTTAAGCGGAGGCGTGGTCGGCAAATAGTTCGGCCCGAGGTGCCCGCCATGAACCGGGTCAACATCAACTCGGCAACCCCCGAGCTGTTGACCCAAGTTCTCAAAGGTATCGGGATGAAAACTGCTATCGAGATTAAAGAGCTTCAGCAGTCGATGCCTGGTGAGCGCTTCAGCAAGCTCGATCAACTGAAGTCGATCTCTAATATCGATTGGGATACGGTTCTGGAAGGCGATGTTGCCTACGTCGAGTGAAATAGTTTTCACTGATTTAGAATAAAAGTAGATATCCCTCTGCCCGTGGCGCAACTTCTAACTGAAGAACTTGCGCAGATTGAGCGCTATCTACGCGAGCAGGGGGCTATCTTCGTCGGCAGTTTCACAGACTCTGCCCGTCTAGATACGATTTACGCGGCTGTTAACTCGCTGTTCCGCAGCGTACCTCAGCTAAAAGTTTCAGCTCTAGATGACTATAACTTTGAGCGTGTTTGTTATCATTTAAACTACAATATCTCTGCTGTAAGCCCTGCGGATTACGCTAGGCTTTTAGAAGCTTGTAATAACATACCTAGTGACTTTTATTACACTAAGATCCTGAATCAGATTGAACGGTGTAACACCGCTGAGATTTATACAGAGCTGGCTTCTGACAGAGGAGCCAGCCAGCAAGAAGTTATATTTGGAGCTGATTTAAATAGAACAATTACGATACAGGATAACAGAAAGATTATGAGAGTATGGCGTGAGAATTATTTATACGAGTGTGACAGGTTATCTGCTATGTTACACGTAGTTAATTATAAAGATCCTGTAATTGCTGAGTCCAGGTTTGTTGCCACGGAGGGGGATTTTATTCAAAGCCTACCGGGACCTGTAGATCCGGCTAGGTATGACGATCTGTACTTTTTTGCTTCTTGGCATTGATTAGACTTAGTTAAAAGGAGACAACCGTGGCGGAGCTTAGCGTTCAAGAACTGGAGCAAATTTATAGCTATCTAGCTCAGCAGGGTGTTGTAACGCAACCGACCACTACTGATCGGACCAAGCGTGAAATTGTTTATGCGGCTTTAAACCAGATTGGTCGCAACCCAGGTCAGGTTTTTGGCTTCAAACTCGATGATTTTAACTTCAGTCGTGTAACGTATCACCTAGGGTATAATGTAGCTACTGTACCTGCTGGTGATTACTCAAGGCTTCAATTAGCTTGTACGAGTATCCCTAGTCAGTATTACTACGACAAAATAGTTCAGCAGATTGAGAGGTGTGAAGAGGCAGAGAGGATATCCGAGCTTGCCGGTGGTAGAGGAACGAGCCGTCAGGAAATTATCTTAGGTGACGTTAACCGTTCTATCAGTGTTCAAGACAAACAAGAAACAGCTAAGATATGGAGAGAAAATTATATTTATGAGACAGATAGGTTAGCTCAGATGCTTTATGTAGCTAACTACAAGAATCCTATGGTTAATAGATATAGGTTTGAGCGTAGTGGTGCCAGTTATGTTCAAGCACTACCTGGAGCTCCTACTATGTCTCGGGCCGACAGAATTTATTTTGCGACTAACTGGAGGTAAGCAGTATAATTTCTATAGGCTAGTCGTAAGGTAAGTTTAGTGTCTCCGAAAAGACAAGCACTTAGTGGCGCTGCTTCGAATCTGCAGATGCTTGGCCAGTTCCTTTACGGATCTGCAGAAAAGGGACTTAGAGATATCGGTGAAGCGCTTATTGGTCCGCAAGGAGCACTGTACCGAAGAGCTTATGACAGAGCCACCCCCGTGGCTAGGCCTATGGTGCCCTCCGCGAAGAATGTGTCTGCAGGCACTCAGTTAAGGATAGGTGTCGGTAGCAGGCAAGGAGGTTATTCTGGGTATCCAAAAGGAAGTGCAGAAGAAGCTGCTCAGAGGCAGTTAGTTCGTATGGGTCTACAGCCGCGTATGGCTGATACCCCTCCCACTAGATTTGTAGATCCTAGGCTCAGCCCTGGTCAACAATCACTTAATTTTGATTTGATAGCCCCTCAAAACGTTCTGAGGGGTCCGTTCACTAATGTACAAGGTTCATTAAATCGTCCACCTGTCTCTCCGGGTGGCGGTTTGAATGTCAGAGCTCTTGCAGGTACAGGGGCCGCCCTTCTCGGGATTGGTGGCGGTGCAGCCTTACTTCGTTTGAAAAACGGAGAAACAGTAAGGGTTCCTGTTAGACCCGATGGCAGTATTGACCCTGCGGCTGCATCGAGACTGATAGATTTTGGCGGCGGTGGAAACACTACGCCAGCTACTCGCACTTCTGACAGGAGAGAAACCTCTACTGCTCCTGCTAGCGACCGCAGATCTGCTACCACAGGGCAAGCTGGCTCCGGCTCCGTGATACAAGTCTCAGACGATAGCCGTAGCGATTACGAACAGGCGAAACAGAACGCTTTAGCAGCTGCTGTGTACGCTCCCGATCGTAATTTTGAAAGGGCAGTAGATTACTACAGCGCTAGACGTGATTACGCGAATCAACCTGATGTTTTCGGAAACATTATGGAGCAGTTGATTCAACGTGATGAGAGATTTGCGGACCCGAATACTTTAGGTGCTTGGGCCACAGCTAACAAGCCTTTGGCTTACGAGCTGTCTCAGCAGATGCCGCAAGTTCAAACTCAAGAGGTAGTTTCTGAGTACGGTAGTAATCCCATAAACAACTTAATAGGCTCCAGACAAGGTTCTGAGGTAGGTCAGGCCGCCGTGGCTAGACCTAGCATCGGTATTTCAGCGCCTCCTATGAGTACGATACAGACTAGAAAAGCCTTCGAGTTCCCAGGCGGTGATACAGCAATCGAAGAGGAGATGATGAAAATGTATGGCGGTCGTCCTGTTTACGGCGACTTCCCGGCTCCTGGTACTAACGCCATGGCTGGCGTTGTTCGTTCTCTCGGTTACGCTGGTTGATCATGAGTAGCTACACGTCCCCCTCTTATTTTGACAGTAGCTCTACTTACTCTGGCCCTAGCTGGGGTGAGATGTATCCTGGGAATTCCGCATCCTCTTACTCCTACGATACAGTTTTAGAGCCGGGTACATTCGCTGGCTCTATCGGTGGGTTTTCCCCTGAGACTACTTTTAGCTACAGCGGTGAACCGTTCTCTTTTGATCCTGCTTCTTACGCAAGCGCTCCGTCCGTCACTCCCTCTAGCACAGGCTCCTCAGGCGGCTTTCGTTTAGCTGGGTTGTTTAGCCCGGAGAATATGAAAGCTATCGGCGACTTTGGTTACGGCGTGGCTTCTCTGGCTAATAGCATTGGTACTGCCATAGGTAGACCTCCTGCTTATGATCCTTTTAGTCCTTTGGCTAAGTACGAAAGCGAACAGAGACGTATGGCTTCCGCCAAAGAGTTTGCTGACTTAATCGCCAAAGCTACAGAGGAACTTAAAAAAGAGTCTGAAAACAAAAATAATGATTCTATGAGAGGGGAGTCGTATCCAGTAGTTAAAGGTATGCCTACCCTCGATAAGTTCAGGGAGGATCTTAAAACTCCCGTTTCATACTTCAACTCCATAGGCTGAGTAACACTATGAGCTCCACAAGCACTAACAAAGCTCCTTGCTTGATTGATCGCCCCTTTTTACGTGGAGCGAAGATCAACAGCAGCACTCAAACCTGCGACCCTACTAACCCAAACCTGACTGATCTGATTCAGTTGGTCCGCGTGGGCGATCTTCCGTCTGAAGATGCGGCTCTGGTTGAAGACATTACGATTATTTCTAACGAAGACTACCCGAACGACGGTGGTGTTCGTACTTGTGATATCGGCCTGTACGTTTTTGCTCCTAATCAATCAGCTCCGTCTACGTCGGCTGCTTTGATGATTGGTAGGTTCGAAGTTGGCTTAAGCGGCACGACTTTTGGCTATCCTCTTCCTGTCCAGCTTTTCGGTGTTAATGCTCCTGTTCCACAAGTCGGCGACACCGGACTAATCGCTCCTATTCAAATCGGCAAAGGCGAAGGTTTGTACTTAGAGAAAGGATACATTCTTTGTATTGGTTATCTTGGTAACGGTCCTTCTGCTATTTCTGGTGGCTTAAGTCCTTCTGGTATCACTGTGTTTGCGCAGGGCGGCTTCTATTGATCCGTGGCTAAGCGCTCCTCCGGCGATAGCTTCAGCTTCAAGAACTACGACGCTGCCAAAAAAATAGAGCATAGTAAAAGGTTTACGGGTGGGGATACAGCTCATCAGCTGTCTCACCCCATGCCTTTTAAGCGTAGGTTTAGACCTGCCGTAGGCACAAAAGATTTCAGCGTACTAAGTGATTACGACTACGCATCACTTTGGAGCCGTTGGCGTCGTGGATATGAGCTGTCTATGTACGCTCAACAAGTGTACAAAGGCATTGAGTATGCGTATAAATACTATTACACAAATGTAATTGGTATAGGTCCGTATATACCGGGTCTCGCTTTTCTGTATCCGACCACGCGGACAGACGAGCGGATGTGGACTACCTATGTGCAGCCGCAGGGTTCTTTTAACTTTAAGGACTTCGGTTTATTTATTACTTCTGTCACAGACTACACTGATGAAATTTATGCAGTGAAGTTATCTGGTAACTTCGGCTTACCCATATCAGCTTTTAAAGGAGAGGTTTTAGCTAATCGTATTGATTCTAGTGGAAATCAAAAACTCTATGGATTTAGTAATTATGCTGTAGTAGGTATAGGTTTAGATGGTACTTTAGTAAATAATGTAGATTATTCGGCGCTGTATAACACTCTATTTTTGAGTCACTCGCAGACTCTCAGTTGGGAAGTAGTTGACGCTAATACGATGAGGGTTCCTGCTTCTGGGCCGCCCAGCGTGGGCGAGTACTTAACTACTGAGTTAAAAGCCCAATGTAATTGTCCTGATTTTTCCGGCAGAGAGAATCTAAATTTATATGAGGTTTCTTTAAAACAAAGATATCCGTATACAGGTGTGTACAACATGAAGCCTGGTTTCTTTGACCCAGGCTCTCAGTCTCAAGAAGGTAGACCTATACAATCTATTGACGATCCTGGTTGGAGTAGAAGTTTTGGTTTTATATACTTGAACGACATATACAACATACCTAATTATACACAAGATACTTATGCTGATCCTAATCTTTTTTACTTTCAGCCTAAGTGGTGTAAGCACATTTACGCCGCTATGTGGGATTTAGGGAGAGGTTTAGGACAAGAGAACACTACTAGCTATTGGTTGCCTCAACCTAACGATGAACCGACTCATCCCGCTTATCGAGAGATGTTCGAAAGAGATTTGAAAAAACAGCTTGACTTCTTTGAAAGAGAGCGCGACTACCGCTGGTGGTTAAGGTACGGCCCTACGAAGTCTGAGCTTCCTACTCATGTACTAAATCCTGACAGCTATGTGATATTTGCGAAGTTAACTAACGCTGGTACTTTAGAGAGCCCTAAAGCTGCTCTAGCATCTGGTCTTACTTTTTTTGATACTAATTCCTATAGTCCATTTGTTCCTACCTCGGGGATAGACGTTTATGATGGCGGCACTTATGCGAGTGGTACACTTATTCCCAGAACTATATCCGGGATATTTGATGGTGGGACGTATGCTAGTGGTACGTTAATCTCAGCAATAGCTTATCCTATAAACGGAGGCGTTTACTCATGACTTCTACACCTGTAACTATTTTACTGTTACGATCTAACTTAGAGTCAGACAGACCTAGCGGAACTATTATCCAGTACGGAGAGCTAGCGTTATGCGCTGGTTCGGGTGATCCTGGTC